TTCCCAAAAAAATACTTAATACTATCATTAAATTCTAGGTGATGCTTTATATAATCCATATTACCTACTGATAATTTTTGAGTAGCAGATACCCAAGCATAAAAATGCATATCATCTTTAGGACAAAAAACAAAATCTTTTATAATAGAAGCTTTAGTCAATACTGTCTTCCCATGACCTCTAGGAAGAATAATGCCTAACTGTTTTATTTCTGTATCATCAATCGCATCAGCCATCTCATAATGGAATGGTGGGGTTTCACTCCTCATGAAATCATCAGGAAGAAACAACTTACCAAAAGCAACTAAATCATTATTAGCAAGTAATAATTGTTCCTCAGCTAGACTTACGTTCTTCTTGTTTATGTTCGGCATCTTTTCTTTTTTTATCTAAGAACTTCTCAAACTTCTTTTCATCTTTATTCATTTTTATATAAGAATCAAGAACTAATTCGCAATTTCTTTGTCTTTCAATCGAATTTGCAAGTGCATACTCAAGAACCTTAATTCTTTGAATTAAATCTTTCCTCTTCAACCCCCTTTTTGTCACTACACCCATATCTCTTTACCCATATCCTTTATTTCAAATTCTTTTAATAATTTATTTTCATCTGCATCTTTGGTAAAATTAACAACAGAATCTACACATCCTTGCACATATGACTTAGCTTCTATTGAAGTATCAAAAGAACGCATTAGAGCATCACTTCCATCTGGTTTCATATTCTTCCAGAATACTAAAAACTTCCCTCCATAATTCATCTTCCCTGTCCTCTGTATTTTTTCTTATAATATCTTTTACTTACTTTATTCCCATATTTAGTATTTTTACTTGAACCCTGCCTAGTCTTCTTATCTCTTGGTTTAGTATATTCATCCATTATATACCTTACCTCTAAATATAGATTTCCCATTATAAATACCAACAGTATCTATTTGGAATCTTTCTTCATCATATTCAACGACTCCTAACCCCTGTTGCCAATTATACCTTGTTCCACCACCGGGGACAACCCCATCTATTCTCGCAAGAGTCCCACAGGATATTGCTTGATATATTTTAGGGTTGCCATGTGTCCATACAGTCTTATGTCCCATTTCTAATCTATGAACATGGCCTTGGATAACACTAATTCTAGGAGAATCAAGCATCTTCATTATACTTTGACCACTTTTTGCACCAACTTTATTACCATGTATACATACAAGATTATCATTAATATAATATTCCCCATGAGGATAATTGCCTATATACTCTACATCCATTTTATGCAACCCCAACATATAAGGAACAGACATTAAAGCAGGAACTTCTGGTTCATTCGCTGGTTTTATACCATAAGCCTGAATTGTATTTTGCACAATACTATCAATCATTCTTTTTTCATGGTTACCCTCTATATATACCATCTCTTCACAATATGGTCTTAATTCTTTAATCCAAGAAGCTAACCAATCCAAACTTGGCTGTGTTGTGAAATAAAACTCTGGGGAACGGATATAATGAGTAGACCAATCTGGTAAATCCATCATATCTCCTAACATTACTACCCTATTGGGTTTTAATTCTTTAATTATTTCAGTAGCAATAGCAATTGCCTTTAAATCATGAAGCGGTGTTAATACTCCAGTATTTAAATCCCTTTTAAACCCGACTTGAGCATCTGGAAGTATTACATCTAATTTCAAATCTCTTTTCGGGATTTTTACATTAAGATAAATATCTGATGTCGAAGCCCCTTGAATTGGTGGGAAATCACATTTGACTGGAATTTTTCTAACTAAACTAGCCCTTGCTTGATAGTTTGTATGTGTATTCCAGACTATTTTCCCATCAACCTCTTCTTTAGCTGATACATCCCATTGATTTACTTTAAAATTTGTTACTTTCCATACATTTTCTGATATATCAAACTTATCTAAGAGACTTTTCAATGTTGGGGCTTTCCCAGTTGCAACATTATCCGTTACATAAGTATAATTTAATTCCTCCACTACAGAAGAAGTATTAATATTAGACATTGGGGAATCGTATTCTTCTGAAAATTCCCTATTGCAATTATGACATTTATATTTCTGTACGTTTTCTCTTTTTCCGTTTTTCTTATTTCTATTAGACCCACAATTAGGACAATTCATTATCATCTCCTTTTATTTCCTTTAGTTGAGGCCGCTCTGCTTTTTCGAGCTGCTCAGGTGTGAAACCTTGAAACATTCCTACAATACCCATTTCTCTGGACTTTACAGTTACTCCAGAAGTACCAATTATTTTTGCAAGTTCTTTCGTTGATTGTAATACGATGCCATCATCTGAACTACTATCAGCAAGACACTTTAATTTATTTAATACATACTCATGGTCTAATCCCATTCCCTTTGCTATATCTAATACAGACTTTTCTACTTCTTGCATAACTCTTTCCTGTTTTAATAAAATTGTTGCTTTTTTTCTAGATTGTAATTCATCATCATTATTATAGGCATCCATATAAGCTTTTACAGGCCCCATACCAACAGCTACATTTGTAGCGAAAATTTTCTCTCTTTGAGTAACCCCCGTTCTCTCTTTTACTGATTTGGGATTCTTCCCAGAGAATGTATACCGATTCGGATGCTTTGAAAAATCAGCATCCATCTTACAATTTTTCTTTTTTAGGAATGTACCAACAACAGTGCGTACATATCCAGCAGCATATTTATAATTTTTTCTATCATTGTGATGTTTGATTTTATCTACAACTTTGAGAAGCTGTATTATTTTGTTGTCGTCTGAATAGACCCAATCTCCCTCTTTTCCTTTTCTCCAATCAAAAATTAGATTTGTATCTGGATTTGATTTCTCCCACTCTTCAAAAGAGTCATATATGTAATGTTTTTTATTCTTTATTTTGCGGTGTTCCATTTTCCCCTTTTCGGAAATCGCACGCTTGCCTATATAAATTCTCTATTAATTGATTAACAGCTTTTGGTATATAATATACTTGCTCATCTATTTCTATTGGACATGTCCCATCAGAAGCAAGTTTTTCTAAAATCTCTTCTTGGTCTTCAAGAGAAAGATTAAAAAGCTCTGTCATTCCAAAAGCCACACTAATACAAGAAAACAATTTCTCCAGCCGCTGGGGCCGAAGAATCACTTTGGTCTCTCGCTCCTTCTGCACATACTTTTAATACCGTTCCCACTGGAATTGCCTTGAAATGTACCCAAGAACCCCCAACATATAATTCGTAATTTCCCGCTACCCCACAATAAACTGCTCTACATGGGTCTAAGGTCGTAGTCGCAACCTCAACACTTACAGCTTTTATGTAAGGAGCAAGACTCTCCCTTTCAGTAAAATCCATTAATCCTTTAGGCATTTATATACTCCGTTTCATATGTGTGAATATAAGTGTAAAGCTTCTTGCAATTCAACTCCTTTTTTAACACTGCCTGTTGTACAAGTGCCCCTATGAAATACAAATAAACCACCCTTTTTTGATAGCCCATTATATATGAACCAAAAGTGCAAAGTCAAGTACTATTTTACAAAAGACCAAGTTATTCTCAGAAAAAAATGCAGGATTTTGATATGCGCTCTTACACACTATAGACCCCCCCAAAGGGGGGATTCGCATAAAGCGATTTTAGTTAATTTACATTTTTTAGATTTATATAGTATTATAATTAAATAATATTAAACATGAAAGGTAATATCATGACCTACCAAGAGTACAAAGTGATGTTCAATGAAGAAGCTGACCGTGGTCTCAAGGCTGCTATGAAGGCGCCTCAGAAGAGAGGCTGGTCGTCCATGACTAAGCAGAGTATTGACAGTAAGAACGATGTGATACGTGCTTGTAACACTAACTTGACTATGATAGCACAACGATGCGCTGAGATATATAGTGACAAGCCTTCTTTACTCGCTGAGGAAGAAGACGAGAAGCTAATTAGTTAACATTAAGGGCTTTCATTAGCCCTTTTTGTTACTTACTTGTCCTATACTTGTGTAAAAGTGTGATAACACTGCAAATGGTTCAATATAGTACCATGAGACTCCATATAGCTCACATCTCTAACAAATATATGGTCACACAACACTTTTTATAGTACCAAATTCGTAGTAACTTGGTCATTAACCCCTAACAACGAAAGGAGTGTAATATGTCATTACATTTCGCACCGAAAGAGAAAGTGTATTTTGTCCTTAATTCAAATGGTATTGTATTAACATGGTCTGTTATAAAAGAACAGTGTGTTCAATACATAGAAAGTCATGGAGGTAGTTACAATGGTTGAAGAACACAAAATTCAAATCTGGATGGCTTCAGATTGTGGTAAGTATCATGAAATCATGAGTTCAAAGATAATTCGTGGTGATATGAACTATGTGGTAAACTACATGGCAGGCTATCAACAAGCACTCAACGACCGCAAACCTCTTGAAGGAACAGCTCATTGGGAAGTTTCTTTAGCTAGAGGAGAGTATCATGATTGAATTCATAGTTGTACTATTTATAGTAACAAGTATTCTGGGGCCAGTAGCAATATTGGCCTCTTGGAATGCTTCTAACTCTGAACAATGGATAAACAAAACTATTGATGAAGTACCAGGTTTCTGTCCTTATAAATACAAGTGGCAGATTGCTGATAATTTATCAATGAGGAATAAAGAATCAAAGTTTTCTTATCTTATGACGATGCCAAAGAGCAGAGTAAAAGAATTATGGGTAAGAAAAGTCCATGATTTATATCCCATTGTTTAGGGGTGCATAGTGCTGAGCATCACTTGAAACTGCTCAAAGTTTAGACCGAAATTACATTTGTTAGTAATCAGATGATGAATCAAATGACTTTGAGTTAATGTATTTGTGCACCGCATGCTCTTAATGTAATAGGAATGAAGAGAAATCATACAAGTATTGGTCTAAAATATTTAATCATAGAATAATTAATAAAATGAGGATAAATAATGCAAAGAATAAGTGGTTCTGGTAGTGGTAGAATTCGTCAAAGAAAAGATGACGGTGATTGGCTAAAGAATATTTATCAACTAAAAAAAAGATTTAAAACTTTATTTAAATGGTGTGAATCAAAGGGTATATCTGAAATATCTATGATAATAGTATTGGATGATGCAATGAATGGTAAACTTGATGAATTTACATTAAAAGAACGTGTTGAGAATAATATAACTTAAAAGGAAATAAATAATGAACAGTTTCAAAGTAACACTGAACAATAAGAGAATACATCCTCCCAATTATATAGGGTTAATTCAAAGATGGATAAAGCTTAGTAAAAATAAAGTAAGTTATGATATGATAACAATCCGACATATGACAGACTCTATAGTAAAATATCTAAACGATAAAAATCTATCAGGACAACTTAGGTCTTCCGAAATAAAGTTTAATATACTTAAAGGAGCACAAAGAATAGTAAGAGCTAAATATGAAGGCTGGTCAAATATTAAAAACATGGAAGATTTTATCCCAAACCCCCATCCTAATAAAAAGGAAAATAAATAATGGAAAAAATAACACATAGTGATTTAAATAAACTTAGAGAATCATTTATTTATAACTTAGAATTTCTTCAAGAGCGAAAAGTCACAAAAGAAGAATATAAATTAATGAGTGAAGCATTGGTAAATGCTTGTAAACATTATAATCGAGGATTAAAACCACTAGAATAGATAAAGGAAAAAACAATGAAACTTAAAACTAAAGATGAGATAATTCTAAAATTAATTGAAGAGACTGAACACGCATGGGATTTTATGGATGAAGACAATATGGGAATGCATGGATGTGACGCTAAACACTGCTGTCAAGGTAGAATAGATATATTAAAATGGATTCTATCAATCGGTATTTTTAACATGTCTGACGAGGAATTTAATGAGAAATACAAAGAGAAAATATCAAATGACTAAAAAACAATGGTTAAATCAAATTATAATGTGTGATGAGTGGGGAAGGCCACCATCTTTAGCTGATGTACCATTAACGTATATGCCAAGAAAAAAAGCGTTTGAAAAACTAGGGTATACTAAGGAAGTAATTAATGAAACATTTAAAGTGCATAAGGAATATTTAAAATCTGGAGAGCCCAACCCATGTCATATGAAAAAATAGGAAACAGTTCAATAACAGCATGCTTCTTGCGATTTCGATACAAACAAGAAGAAAAAATAGAATACTACAGAGCAAAGTTCCCAAGAGCAAAGTGGGCTTTCTTTGAAAATGAATTTTATAATGATGATGTTGAGAAATTAAAGAGTGGTCAAAAATTAGAACATTATAAAACAGTTCATACTGTACCAAAGTATACAATATTTAAGAACAATCACAAAATAGGCATTGCTTTGCCAAGAACAAACCCAAATCTTGAGGTAAATTTTCTATTTATACCAAATACATATGGAAGTAAATGGCAAAATACAAATGATAAGAAATATGCAGTGTTAAGAAATTATTATATTTATGATATAGATGATAATTATGTTATAAATGATGGTGCAAGGTTATTATTTTATCAATAAACAAAGAAAGAAAAACAAGATGAACAGTAAAAACAAAAAGATAGCTGCTTGGGGATTTATTATATCTCTAATCGTAGCAAGTTTAACAATATTCAAAAGCGATGAACCAGCAGAAGAAGTCGTTATTGAAGTTGAAGTAGTTAAACAAGAAGAACCAACACAAGTAGAAATACTTACTGCTGACCTTAGAGAAGAAGCTGAAACAGTCCCATTAGAAAATGTAATTGAAGAAGAAATATTACATTTCACAGATGATGGTATATTAATAGCACCTTATCCAGACTATGAAAACTTTTCAGATGCATTTGCATTTGCAAGAGGGATGTTAGGGGATAGTTCTGAACATGGTAGTTTAAGAATATTTCTATGGAGAGGTGAAAGATATAATACTGAGACTTTAAAGCAACCAGCTCAAATAGATTCAGATGAAGAAACAGTAACGGTAGAAACAGTAGAAACAGTAGAGCTAAATACTACAGTAAATGACTCAACTAATAAACAGTAATATATAATACTTTTGGGAATAATGGGAAAATGAACGGGAGGTCGTTCAAGTATTAAATTAAGGAGTTAAAAATGATAATAGCAAGTTCAATTCCACTTGAATTAAATTTTGGAGTAGGAGTAGCCATTGGTATAATAATTGGACTATTAATATCAATGATGTTAGATAAATGGCATGAATGGAAAAATGATATGGAAGAAAGTGAGAATAAATAATGTCAATACAAATAACTAGAGAAGATTTTATAGAATATGAAAGATTAAGAAGAACTGGTAAATGGAATATGTTTGACCCAAGAGTAAGATTAATGAGTGATTTAAGTAAAGAACAGTGGAGCAAATGTATGAGTGACTATGGAAAATTTTATGAAGCATGGATTACTGATGAAATAGATGAAGAATTGAACAATGAAGACTAGCACTTTAGTAAAGAGAGCACTTAAAAATGGCCCAAAATTCAAACCAGCTAAAGGTATGATGTATTTAAAAGATTTACCAGTTGGTAAAATGTTTACAACTTCATTTGGAACTAGAGGAGTATTGATTGAATGCAATGTAAATGCTAAGGTAATAATATTAAGTGCAAATGTTAATGATGAAGATTCATCTTATTATTTAGGCAAGAAAATAATAGCAGCGGAAACAGAGATATATAAATGAAAACAGATGAAGAGGACAAAAAAAAAGA